TGCCGTATAAATCCATGAGTCCGTCAAGGATTGAGTTTCCGAAGTCGCTCATCTTCTGCTTGAGCCAGTCAGCCGCGCCTTTGATTCCTTCCCAGATTCCTTCGACGATTCTCTTTCCGACTTCGGCGATGTCCGCAAGTCCTTCGAGGAGTCCGTCAACGATGCAGCCTATGATCTCGGGGATATTGGATGCCAGATCCAACAGAAAATCGGGGATCGCGGCTATGATCTGACCGAAAAGCTCGAGGGCCGTGTCGAATATCGTCGGGAGGTTTTCGATCAGTGTTGTTGTGATCGTTCCGATGATCGTCGGGATTTCCGGCGCCAGTTTCGTGACAATGGTCGGGATCGCGTTGACGATTTCCATCAGCAGGCTGATTCCTGCTTCGAGGATTTTCGGCATGTTCTGTGCGAGCACGTTGACGATCTTCGTGATGATTGTCGGGAGCGCATCCGCCAGAGGGCCGATGATCTTCGGGATCGCATCCACCACCTGCATGAATAGAGTTATGCCCGCCCGAAGGATGATCGGAAGGTTTTCCGTGATCACTGTGACCACGGTCTCTACAATCTGAGGGATTGTGTCTGCGAGTGACGGAATCATCGAAATAACTCCATCAATCAGTGCGTTGAGTATCTCAGTGCCGGCTGTTATGATCTCAGGCAGCAGAGTCATGACCGTTTCGGAAAAACTCTGAATTATGCCGGGGATTTCTGCTACCAGTGCCGGGATTGTCGAAGTTATGCCGGTGATGAAGGATTTTAAACTATCCACTCCGCTCTGTATAAAATTCGGCGCCTCCTCAGCGATCTTGTCGAGGAAGTTCTTAATGATGCCCGGAATCTCCGGGATTGCTTCGAGTATCTTTTTCCGGATGCCCGCTCTGATGGTCTTTATTGCATCATATATCTTCGGGCCGAGTTTTTTGATGAGGTCGAGAATGATCTTTCCGACCTTGCCGAGGTTCTGCTCGACCTTGGAAAAATCGCCGGATGCGAGTGCGTTCGGAAGTTCGCCGAATGCTGCCGTGAGAGGCTCCAAAACTTCGGATGCAACCGGGGCGAGATTCGATGCGATGTTATTCTTCGCTGCTTTCGTCGCCTGAGAAAGCCTGTCGAGATTGTCCTGAAGGTCATTGAGTGAGTTCAGCGCATCATCATCCAGTACGGCGCCCATTTTGTGAGCTTCTTCTGCGAGTTCGGCGATTCTTGCACCGCCTGCCGCGATCAGAGGATTGAGGTCTTGTGCGGACTTTCCGAAGATGCTCATTGTTGCGGCATCTCGTTCCGTTTCGTTCTCAATCTTTCCGAGTGCGTCGATAACGTCCGCGAACACGTCCTCGTTATCTCTCAGATGCCCGGTATTATCTGTCACCTTAACTCCGAGTGCCTCAAATGCCGCCGTGGTGGTTTTGCTGCCGTTTTTGGCGTTTGCCATGTTTTTCGTCAGCTTTGCGAGCGATCCGGTCAGAGTATCAACTGATACGTCAACCAGATCGGCCATGTAGCTATATTCTTGGAGTGCATCCGTACTCAGTCCGGTGATGATGCTCTGGCTGCTGATTTCATCGGCATATGCTGCCGCCTCCGTCAGTGCCTCTTTCATGCTCCGTCCGAGTTCCTTAAATGCGTTTATGGCGGCCGTGATGCCCGCAGAAACGAGGTTTGCGAGCGCGCCCTTCATGACGGTAAATCCCTCGTTTGAGGTTTTTTCCGCGCTCTTCTTGACTTCATTGAGCTCTTCTCCGAGATCCTCTGCGGCGGTGTCCGCATCATTCATGCGTTTTTTGTTTTCACCCAGTTCGCCGGATAGGTTTTTAATCTGGGATGCGAGCTTCTTTGCCTGCGAGGAGTTCTCGCCGTAGGTCAGAACCGCGTTTTTGTATTCCTTGCGAAGGCTTGCGAGTTCGCTTTCCTGCTCGCTGATCTTCTTCGTCAGCTTTGACAGTTCGGTATTCGACTCCGCCTCTTCTTTCTGCAATCTGTTGAGGTCGGTGTTATACTGCTCGATTTCGAAGGTTGTCTTTTTGACCGCAGCCTCTTGGTTCTTTATCTGAGCCAGAAGTCTCTGTGCTTCGTCAGAATCCTCGCCGAGTTCCTTTGCTACGATTGCATATTGCCTGTTGAGATTTTCCAGAACCGCAGTCTGCGATGAGAGGCTGCTCTTTAACTGTTTGAGCTTTGCCTCGACTCCGTCTGCGCTGCTCTTCCAGTTCTTCATGCCGGCCGTTGCGGCCTTAAACTCTGCGTTAGCGAGTGAGAGTGAGGTCTTTGCCTCTTTCATGGATTTTTTCAGATCGGCGATGTCGACCTTCCATTGCATTGTGCTTTCTTTCTTCTTGGCCATTTCTCACTCCTGTTAAAAGAAATTGTCATCTGTTGACTGGCGCCGTATGTGGGTGCGACCTTGTCCGTCGATGTAGGTCGTTTCACCCGGTTTCAGTCCTTTTTCCCTCCGCGATTTTTCGAGGATTGAAAACAGAATCTTGAATACTTCTCCGCTCCGTTGCCGTCTGATCCGGAATGGATCAAGTCCTGCATACTTCGCGCAGAGAGTGTCCGATATATCAAATAGTAATTCATGTAACGATAGGGCAGTCTGTTGGTCACTGCTGCCCTCCATCAGTTTTTTTTCTTGCTAAATGTCGAAAGAACGAATGCAAATGTCTCTGCGAATACCGGGATCAACTCTTTGACCTTGATATGCTTCAGATCTTCCTCGGTCATTTCCGGGAAGATATCCATCAGCAGGCTGTCGAGGGTCTTGCGGTTCTCGGTGATGATCTTCAAAACTTGCGATTCGTTCTCGAAGTCCTTCACTTCGTCGAGCACTTCGAAGATGTCCTGGAGCGTTCCATACATCAGATCATATGCCTCGGCAGTGTAGGTCTTTTCGATTTCCTTCTGACTTTTCCAGATGTTGATTTTCATTTGTTCTTTTTTCCTTTCATGCTTTGGGAATTGAGGGCAGCACGGTGGTAACTGCCCTCGTTTCAGGAGATTTAATATGATTGATTTACCTAAGGCGTCTTTGCTGTTAAGGTATCGATTGTGGTCACGTCATCGAAGAATGTCGAGAGGTTTGCCTTGCCATCTCTCTCGTCAACCACGAGCTCGCGCTGAGGAGCACTCGGTTTTGTAAACTCATGAGTTGTGCTGATCGCGGTATAAACGAGCGACTGATTATTCGTGTCAGTTGTATTGTTCTTTGTTGTCGATGCCTCGTCGGGAACGTTGAAGGTACCCTTATATCTCCACACATAACGATATGTGCCATCGGTCAGACCGAGGCGATATCCGAGTGCGAAGTACTTTCTCTGAATCTCTCCGCCCATCAATGCGCCGGTAGCAGAATCAATTTCTCTGCCGGTGATGTATGCAAGGATATCGAGAGGAAGTGCCGGAACCGTCAGATTGATGGTATCCGGACCCTGAGCGACGATAACTGTCGCAGGAACGTTGTCATAAAACTTTGTATCGGTGTTGACTTCGGAGCTTTTCGAGATTTCTGCAACCGGTGCGAGTTTGAAAACTGTGCCGGTCGTGTAACCACTTCCCTGCTCATTGTCGTCCGTGAGGACTTCTGCGCAGTAGAGGTCATCCGTTCCCTTGAACTCGTCAACAATGTAATTTGATGAGGGTGCTGCCATTTTTTATTCCTCCGTATTTTCTTCGGATTCCGGCTCGGGTTCGGGCTCGGGCTCCGGTTCTTCTTTTGTTACAATGGCGATCATTATGCCTCGGCCTATGTGGGTGAGTTCATCTGAGAGCACATCATATCCGCCTCCGTCGATGATCCATCCTTCGGCCTTCAGGGCTTTTTTCGCCTCTTTTATCATGTTATTTGCAGTTATCGCGCTCGTTGAATATGCGTTCAAACTAAAATACCATGCTATTCTTGTCTCCTCTTCGTCATAAAACGAGAGACTGTTTGATTCATTCTGAAAAAATGTGAAAAATGATGCAGGATATGCTTCATCCTTCAAAAACGATCCCTGCAGTCTCACCGGGATTCCCGGGAACGCGGTTTCGAGTGTGTTTATAAGATTTTCTTTTGGACTGCTCATCCCGCGCCTCCTAACTGCAGGTATTTCGTGAGTATTTCTTCCTGTGCTTTTTCAATTTCGCTTTGGATTCTTTCTCCAAATATCGCATTGAAAACTTTCGCGTCCGGTGCCATCCTGGGAGTGCCATATATAACGAAGATTGATTCCCGGTATTTGGAAATCTCGAAGCCTGCGTTGATCGTGGCGACGGTTCCTTCCCATGTGACGGAGTTATCGTCGATTATGGTCTTGAACATCCGCCCGGTCGCATAGCCTTTACGGCCTCCGCCCTTCGCCGAATAGATCGCGGATGCCTCTCTGAGTGCGTCCTGAATGATGCGCTGCGTTTTCTTCAGCGCCTCATCGACCGCAGGTCTGAGTGCCTGCTCCGACTTCATGATCTGGTCGGCGAGTTCTTCGAATCCGTCAAATATGATGCTCATGCTTGCCATTTTTATGCACCGCCCTCGATTGCTTCAACTTTTATTTGGAGCCATTGATTTCTCATTGCCACGTTCTCGGGCTTTCCTTTGATTTCATATATCTCGCCGGTTGTCTCAATGTAAATCTCGCAATCGGATTTGATATCCGGGTCAAACCATGTGTTGATGGTCGCGGTATTGCGTACCGTATAAACATCATTTGAGATCACGTCGGTGCCTCCGAATGTCCGGAAGGAACCGAAAAACCTTTTGCCTTTTGATGGCTCGGGAAATGTCTTTTTGGGAGCTCCCAGTTCTGTGGTGTACGTCGGAACCAAAAGACGCATCGGCACGTTGAAGGGCATCTGTGGTTTAAATTCTGCCATTTCTGCATCCTCCTACTTGTTATTGACCGCTGCCTGTATAGTCCGCATTTTGAAATACTCGGAGAGGGTCCCGCCTCCGGAACCGTAATTCCAGAGGTCGGAGACGCCACGCGCCACGAGTCCCGCAGTAATGGCATTCTCCGGAACGCCCGCGCCTCGGATGAAGGCGATCGTCTCGTCGATATATTCTGTCAGAGTGTCGTCGAGCGCGGTATTTTCTCCGATGCCCAACGCATTCTTGACCTTTGTTAGCATTTCTGTTGAACTCATGGCTTGGCCTCCTCTAAGCATAGAAAAAAGAACAGAAAAAGCAGTAAATTAGACTGCGATTTCAGCGATTGTGATGTCACCGCTTGCAAGCGTTGCGGTGTAGAGAGTTGCACTGCCTGCAACGATCTCTGCGGAACCCGCCTGAACTTCTTCAGCCACTCCGTTGATTGAGAAGCCCTCGAAATCGTGAGCTGCTACAAAGTAGATGACTGCTGCGGTAACACCGCTTGCGAAATTGAGGCTCTTTACAGGCTCTGATGCGAGCTTGTTTCCGATGCTGCCGGAACCAGTAACATTGAATACACCGGGATTGCCTGCATCAATCTTTGCGATTGATGTTCCGGCGATTTTTAGCATTGTTCCGTATGCGCTCAGAAGGTCGGTTCTTGTGATGGGAACGACTCTATTTGAATTGATCATGGTTTTTTACCTCCGCTTTTTTATTCGGGCAGATTTGCTTTCTGCCATTTTCCGCTGACAACCATCAGCACTTTTC